TCCAGAGCCGGGGGAACGATCAGCTTACGACCGCGCGCGAACATCTTCAGACCAGCGATGTCTTTGAAGTTCTGTCGGATCGAGACCATTGCGTTGAGCAGCGACGACTCATTCAGGTCAACCTGAACAATCGGCGTGTTCGGAATCACACCGCCGTCAATCGGGTGATTGAGCGAGCAGAGCGACTGACCGTCACCACCAATCGCAGAATTGTAGGTCTGCGCGGTGTTGAGCAGGTTCGCACCGTAGATTTCCTTTGTCTGACCGAAAGATTCGATCAGGCCGAGGTTCGTCGGTGTGAACTGTGTCTTATACAGGTTGTCATCAATAGCCTTACGGGTAATGGCGTAGCCAAGACCGATTTCGTAGTGCTCCTGATTATAGACGTAACGCTCTGACGCGTTGTTGTCGAAGCTGACGGCGCCGCCTTCAGTCTTGATAGCCGCAAGACCGAGGTAACGCATTTCAGCGGTACGCTCCAGAGCCATGTTGGACTTGGCCTTTTCAAAGACTTTGTCCCACTGAGACGGAATTTGGGGATATTTTCCTTCCACTCCGCGAAGGCCCGGGAGCAGAAGGTCCCGGATGGCGCTAAGATTAACAGCCATTGGTCACTACTCCTTAGGCGATGCCGGTCACAGCAGAGTTGCTGCGCAGCCACTGGTTGTTGAAGCCAACCACAACATAGTTGAACTGCGACGTCGCGTCGGTGCCATTCGAGCCCGGCGGGTCCAGAACCATGTCTGTGATGATGAAGGGGAAGGTCGCTGTCGTCGCAATCGTATCGACGAACATGCCAGACTGACCGGAGAGCGTGTTGCCCACGCCAACGTTCAGATTGCAATACTGACCAACCGGCGAGTCCGTAAAGGTCGCAGGTGTGCCAGCAATCTGGAAGCCGCCGCCCGAGGTCTGGACCATGAAGCGGGCTGTCGGATCGTCATAGACATACGCAGTGACGTCACCAGTTGCATCCGCGCCCGGCCAATAAGACGACCAAACAATGCGCTTCTGCGAAGTAGACAGATACTGACAACCCCAGAAAATGCCCGCAAGCGGAGCAGTCAGAGTAGACGTATTTGTCGCCTGCGTGATGTAGCCGCTCGCCGGAAGAACCGGGGTAACAGCATCACCTTTGAAGATGGGGGTAGCGTTCGCCGCGCTGATGCGGCGGGTAGAAAGACGCCAATTTATGGCGGCGCCAAGCGACGTATTAACGGGACTGAAGCCCTGAGGAGCAAAATTATTTGCCACGGCTTCCTCCTTACATTGAGAGGATGTCGTCAGCTACAACGGCGCGTTATAGGCACAGACAATTAAGATTGAAAAACAGCCCAGCGCGGGTTGTTAAAATTTACTCAGAAGAGCTGGTCTCCTGCGCAAGGGCGGCTTTGCGGGCACGTTCACGAGCCCAACGAATTTCCGCTCCTTTTCGGCCCGCAGACTTTACGTGCTGCTTGCCTTCCTCTGTTTGACACCGCTGCACAGCAGAAGCGCTCTGCTTAGCTTTGGTCTCATCAGAGACAACTTCAGGCTTAGCTGCGTGCATAGCAGCTATCACCTCTGGTCGGCTTTTCCCGAAATTCGGATTTGCCGGCCCAAACATTGCGCACTTGGGGTTTTTAATCCCCTTTCGGCGTTTATTTGACTCAATAAGGTATGGGACTGGATGGCCATAGTTATGGTTATCTGGCCCCACCTTTTTTGGGGTATTTTGCCGAATTAACTCCCGAGACTCTTCGGAAACAACGTGCCCGTGAGTTCCTTCCCCACCAAGAGTGGAGTTGTACTCAGGGTTTCTGTCCATAATGGTCAGAACTTCTGTTTCTACAGCTTCCCGTTTTGTTTTTTCAACATACAGAATCTCAAAAGAAAAAGAACTTTCACCATATTTCAGTATTGCGTGCTGAAATTTGTTTTTTCTCTTTCTCGTGCGGGCGTCCTTAACATGAAGCCCCCACCGAACCTTCATGGTCCGGCTGGTATACCCGACATACCGCTTTCCATTGACGGTATTGGTAATCTCATAAACCAGAAAAGGCAATTTAAGGACACCCACTCTTTCTCAGTTTATATTTTACGGTACGTCCAAAGGCTTGTCAACACAATAGCTTTATGTATTATTGACATGCCTCCAAGGCTGGACGGGGTGGATAGCCGGTCGATGGCTCGCTCGGAAATTAACCCCGTCCTTTTTATTCCCCTAAATTTTAGGGGAATTATCAGTCTGGAACGGCTATGGCGCTATGCGACTTGCTGAACCGATTGACCTGACGGCGACCAAGGTCTCCATCGCGACCCTGCTTCATCGCCGCCTCTTTCATGTAAACCGCCTCACGCGCTAGACGGGCTTCTTCCTGGCGAGCTTCGTCGGTAAACATTTTGGGACGCTCCATGAGCACCAACCCACCGACATCAATTGTGTCACCCTTCCAATCACGCGGCATAAGTTCCGGGTGCCGACTAAGAGGAACAGGCGTCCAGCCAGCCATTTCAACGCGGCGGATAGCCTCTAGGTCATCCTGGCCAACAACAGCCTTGAGTTTCCATTGATAATCCCATCCGTCTGGCGGAGGAGGAGCCCAATATTTGTCTCTCTCGCCACCGCCATCAATCAGGTCGGGATTGCCGCGAATCTCCCGAATACGGGCTTCAGCGCGAAGACGAGCCTCTTCAGGTGTCTCACGATGCTTAGCCGGCTCAGAAGAACCAACTTCAGTATAAGTATCCGCCACAGGAGCAGACGCAGCACGAAGAGCCTTGCCCTCGCGGGTGCGGCCATCAACAAACGGGTTATTTTCTGTAGACATAGTCTAAATCCTTCTAGTGGCTCAGCTAAGCTTGCCTTCGCGGATGAGAGCGGCGCGGTTGCGAGCATAAGATTCAATGGCTTTGTCCCTTGGTAGGTCAGGGAATGCCATAAGAGCAAATTCAACTTGCTCAGAATCTAACACCATGCTTGTAGGGCTGGAACTACGCGGCGAGATAGAACTTGCCGATGACGTAACCGGGGCAGACATATCCGGACGCTTGTGCGAGGTAGCCTGACGCTGAACCGGAACCGGTTCTGGCTCTGGGTCATTATGATATGCAGGCTGGCTATCGTAACCAAGACGAGATTCAATATACCGGAAATACTCAGGGCTTTCCGCCGGGATGCCGTCTTCCATAGCATCCTGATGAGCGCGGCTTAGCTTGCCAATCTTATTAACCGCATCCGGATGTTCACGCAGCCACTGAGCTGATTTGGGAGCCAACTTAGCTGCATATTGCTCTACCGGGTCACGCGGTATCTGTGGCTCAAAGTTCGGGATTTCCGGCTCTCTAACCGCACCTTCGGCAGTATTTTGCTGGAGCATCTCTTCCAGCTTGTTCTTCCCGTTATTAAGTTGGAGAAGATGGCTTTCCGCCTGCGCCATCATGCGCTGAGCACGAGCCGCAAGTGCATAATCACCCGCAGCCATAGCTGTCGCATAATCACGCTCAGCATTTTCAGCTGCCTGTGATGTGGCGTCGATAGCATTCATAATGACTTTCAGGTTTGAATCCTGAACTTCATTACGCGCATTGCTTACCTGATAAGCCTGTTGCCTGGCATATTCTTCCGCTTGCTTGCGGGCATTGCGCTCTGCCTCAGCAACGCTTTTTTGGAATTCATACTGGCGTTTGAGTTCGGCTAAAGCCTTTTCTCGTTCGTCAGGTTCCTGTTTGCGGGAAGTTTCTACTTCCGGCGCTTTTTCTTCCGCCTTGATTTCGGCGACAGGTTCTTTGACCTTCTTATCTTTCGCCTCAAGGTCTACTTCAACAATATCTTCCGGGGGTAATACAACCTCTACCGGAGCAGGTTTATTTTCATCATCTGTCATGGGAGCGCCCCTTTTTAGTAACAAACATCCGGGTGGCTTACCCGGAGACGGATGTGGACATCCGAAACAATTCGGCACGGCACAGCATCGCGTGATGTAACCGCATTTTCACTCGACAACTGTACCGGAAATCCGTCGCTAGGGCGAATGCAAATCCAATCCCCTTCGCTGATATCTCTAAACTTAACACCATTCTCATCCATATAAGCAGTAGGCCCAAGCTTTAGAACCAATGCTACTTTGGACTGCCAACGGTCTTCAGCGATTGTATCATCAGAAAGATACAATCCTGATTTCGTCTTGTTCGGGCGATGATATATTGCGCATAAAACATCGTTCCCAAAAACTTCGACACCACTCAAATCACCGACCTTATCAAGAAGCGCTTGTTTTGGGTCTGTGTCATGCTGCATTGCGACGGCCGGCATGGCTATCTATCCTTATCTTCTAAACCGATAGCTTTTCGGTTTGCTTCACGAGCGACTTCAAGAGCTTCCTGAAGTCCTTTAATCCGGCCTACTATCATCTTGTAAGATGTAAAATCGACCGGTTTACCAGCGACAAGCTCACTAGCGTAGTGCTCAAGTCTGTCACCAATTTCTTTTTCCAATAGCTGGAAAAGGACTAAATCCAAATTCATTAAAATGCCCTCGCAAATTCACCAAAGTGTATATCAGCAGCTATCTGATATGCAAAAGAGGCGGCGGCAGGGCAGTCAAAAATACCTAATTCCTTTCTTTTACCCCTAATTGATATAGCGACCCTAAATTTATTTGATTTATTATATATACTAACACCCTTAAGCCCAACCTTGCTATGTTTTCTTACCTTGCAATTAGCCTTATTCTGCGAATCTGTTGCTAGTCTCAAATTGGAGAATGAGTTATTCGCAGGATTTCCATCTATATGGTCCACAAATAGTGATGGCCAATTCCCAGTCATGTATGCCCATGCGACGACATGAGCCCCAAATTTAAT